CCCTTTTGCTTCTGAAATTTTCCATGCGGACCGGAGCGGAGCGTAGACATCGAACTTTCGAGCCCTGGCAGGGCTCGAAAATAAAAAGGAGCGATGCTTTATGCATCACTCCTTTTTATTTATAAGCGCGAGACGGGGATCGAACCCGCAAAGCATTTTTGATAGAAATGCCGAAAATACAGGAAATGCTGATAAACACTGGGGTTGCAATAACGTCCGAAATGTACTATGCGCGATAAAAATACACTATTTACATGGGTTTTACAACGCAATGCACCATGAATGCAACATGAAATGCAACATGGATGGTTATGTAGTAATTTGGTGTTCTTCAATAAATTTCATAAACTCTTTCTGACTTTTCTTGCTATCTTCTTTGCCAAAAAGGATAAGCCAGGCTCTGTACTTTTCCCACGGCATATTTTCCGAGATAGGATTTGCAATATTATCAAAATATCCATCAATTTTATCATCAACAGCAGTACGGATTTCGGAGAAGGTCTGGGTGTATACTTTTTTCATGATTTTGTCAGACTTCCAACCTCCGCGCTCCTGGGCATACTTGTCCGGGATACGTAGGGCTGCCATAACAGATGCATTCAGGTGCCGCAGGTCGTGAAATGTCATATGTTTAAACCGGTGTTCGTCTTGGAACTTGATCCACTTGTGATAGATCTGGGCTTCGGTGAGAGTTACGAGTCTGTCCCCGGGAACCTTATCGATCAGAGATTTGATGTAGGGCGGGATCCGGTGCGTACGGTTGCGGTATTTGTTTTTAGCAATTTCCTTCCGGTGATCTTTTCCGCCAACGACCACAACAACCTCGGCAATGCGGATGTGATCCCCAGAGATTGATTTTGATTTTGTCAGTCCTCGGATCTCCGACATCGAGAAACTGAGCCAGGCAGCCAGCAGGACCGGTAGCTCCAGCTCGTTGCCTTTGATCGCCGGCAGAAGCGCCTCCGCCGGTATCAGATCCGGCACACGATCAGGGACTTCGGGCAGTTCGATGTTGCGCAGGACATCATCCAGAGAGCTTGTATACTTACGGATTACGGATGCAATAAGGCTCCATTCGTTCTGAAGACGCTTTGGGGAAAGTGTCGAACCTTTTTTCCGGTTGCAAGGACGCTTGGATTCCATATTGATTGATTCCTGCAGGAGCTCTTTATCCATATCTTTGACACAAATCTGCATCAGGTCCTGAAAACCATTCCGCTGGATACACCTATAATCCTGGATAGTAGTAAGAGATCTATTCAGGACAAGACGGGATTCAATGTATTTGTCTATCAATTCTGTAAGTGGAAGAAGAGTATAATCTACTTTCTTTTGCTTCGGCTGCTTTGCCAGTTCTTCTTCCTTCTCCAGAACAAATTGTGCTGCTGCAAGTTCTACAGCTTTTTTGGTGGGACCGGTAATGGTTTTATATTTTCTTGCTGTCTTCTGTTTGCCATTTGGCAGAAGAACAGGAGTGCCGTCTGCATTGTATACAGGCTCTTCGTGGCTATATGGTTTGACACACCATGTTCCACTTGGCAGCTTATAAGGTGTTGCCATAGTATCATCCTCCTAAAAATGGGCATAAAAATGCCCGGTGGGTTGAAATTTCACCGGGAAAATGATAAAATGCACTTGTTCAAGGTGATTTTATTCGGGTTTCCCGGTAAGATCAGATCAGCTCTGGTGTTGGCGCACTGGGGCTGATTTTTTACTTATTGGTTGGCGTGAACCGTTTATCGCAGGTACGCAGTCCATCTATATGTTCAAACAGATCTGGCTTAATAGGTGCACCCAGCGGATCGAGTATAAAATCAATACCTTCCCGACGGGCAAGTTTTGCAGCAGATACAAAGTCACTATCTCCGGAAATCAGGATGATCTGATCAACTTGATGCTTATATGCCATAGATGCAATATCCAAACCGATTTTCATATCAACACCTTTTTGGTCTATCTCAATGCAAAAATCAGACTCTTGCAGATCTGAAAAAGAAATGGATCCGCGGCAGAGCTTTTTGACAACATCAGAACGGATAGTGTAATGAGCCTGTTCTTCGGCGAGTTTTCCTAAGCGGATGGCAAACTTTCTCTTTTTCTTCAGCTCAGTGAGGAATTCATTCATCCAGATATACAGGTCAGTTTTGGACAGATCCACCTGTTTCTGAAGAAAGGGGTGGAAAAGTCTTTTCGAAGCAGGAGGACAGTCATAGTAAAATATACGATACAGATCGTTATTATGTTCTCCATGAGAGTTCAGGTGGCGTTTGCAATAGTTTGCCAATTCAATAGCTCGATCCTTGGCAGGAATATCGCCTAGAACAATTTGAGCCCGCCTGCGGTAGAATCCACCATCTACAAGTATAGCAGTTTTCATATATTATCCTCCGTATAAAATAAAAAGCTCCAGGGTTCGGTCATTCTCATATATTGAGAGACGTACAACCTGAAGCATTATTAACGTGTAACCTTAGCTACACATTTATATTATATGCTCAGGGTTGATTTGTCAATACATATTAAACAAAATGTGAATAAATCTGTGGATAACCATGTGTAAAACTATGTGTATATCAATATCATAGTAAGTTGCACCGGTGCAATTTTTTAAAATGAAGATCATAAATATTATAAGCCGTATATTGTAGCACCAAAGATTTTACCACAAACAGGGCAAGAACGTTGATATAGTATATCAGGTAACTTTGGATAATTTTTATCCTTCCCATAAAGAGAAAACACCTGTCGATTATATTGTTTACAGGCAGTACAATTTCGATTTGCAGAAATAAGCACAGTATCAATATTCCACTCATTAATTTTAGGAATAATGCGTTTCAACGAGACGTTTTCGATATCCGAGGGTAACATAGTCGAAGAACGGATACTGTTAAAGATTTTAGTGAATCCCATATAAATTTCCCCTTTCATATATGAATTATATTAGCTCCAACACAGAAACCGGGTCGAAGTAGATCACGTAGTTATCATATTGCACGCAGATACCGTACTTGCTCCGATAGCATTGCAGGGCCTCATGCAGAAACTCCTCTGTGACACCCAGGTAATCAGCCATCTCATAAGAGGTAGTATAGTGTGCCTTGTGGCAGGAGATGATGCCGTGTAGTCCGATCAGTTTGTTATAACTCCAGAGACGAGCCCGGAGCTCCTGCTTGCGGTTGGAATCAGAGGACTGATCGATAATGTCTCCAACGGTAGTGTGATAGTGCCCCAGCTCTTCGGCAAGCACGCAGGCCCTCTGCGTGGATCGCCGCACGGTCCGATTGATACCGATCACATCATTACGGATCAGACCGTCTGCCAGGGACTGGAACGGAGCATCTTCTATTACATATACATTTTCATCGGCAGCTTCCTGCAGTAAGTTTTCATATGTCAATTCACATCATCCTTTTTTTCAGGTCTTTTCAGAAGGTTCATATCAGTCTGCATCTTTTCTGTCTCATCAGGATCATCTGCATGATCATTGCGAGCAGCAGCCAAGAGGGTATCGAATGGAATCGCCATTGGAATAGCAACAGCTTTATGGTTAGCGGAATATTGCAAAATCTGAGATAATTCTGATATTCGTTTTAACGCCTCTGCTTTTCCCTCCGGATTTAAAATATTATAGAATTCACATATTCTTTCAAACGTTTCATCGATGGATATGTCGGTATCTGGATCATCCCACCCCATAAGTTCTTGCGGAGTAATTTTTAATGCCTTTGCAAACTCACGGATTTTTGACTCTGCCAGATCGACTTCACCCTTTTCGATTTTGGCTATGGACGATCTATCCTTATACCCAGTTAGTTCTGCGAGACGATCCTGAGACATCTTTAACTCCAAACGTCGAGCTTTAATATTCTTATATAGAGCAAGCATGGCTGCACTCCTTCCTTAAGTTGTTGTAAGCCTATAATAGCACTTTGTGTAAAATAATTCAACAAAATTATTAAAAACTGTTGACACAAATTCACACTGGTGATATAGTGAATTTAGTTCACGAAAAGGAGATGATTAAAAAGTGGCAAATGTGGAACTGCTTAAAAAGAAAATAAGTGATTCTGGGATGACTGTGTCTGCGATAGCTGATAAATCCGGCATTTTGAGAGAGACATTGTATAACAGGATGAAATCCGGCAATTTTTATGCTTCAGAAATTGTGGCATTAACCAATGTGCTTCGTCTTACCAGAAAAGAAAGAGATGATATTTTTTTGCCTTAATGTGTGAATATAATTCACTATATAGATAGGGAAGGAGGCAGCAGGAGTGTTAGTACCAATAAGAGAAGCAGTAGATCATAGTGTCTACTATACAGAAATAGCAACACACAAAAAACGGTATGTCAAAAGACTGTTCGAAGAGGAAGAGATAGAAAGAGCAGAAACCATTGTAACCGCTCTGAATGGATTGCAAATAGATTCTGCCCAGGAGTTACTGGAAAAGATAAATATATATCTTCTTCAGGACTCAATTACCGTATGAATAGATTTCAGAGATCTCGTTGTAAGCCTTTTTGAATTTCTCAAAGAATTCTGAAGCATCCATCTGAGAAACATCGTAATGTGCGGTGACATACGCAAGAGCAATACGATCGATACGGTCATCAACTTGTTTTGTATTCATATAAAAAGTCTCCTTTCTTTTACTTGGCTGCGGCAACAGCCTGTAAGAAAAGTATAGGAGAAAACAAAAGTGAATGCAACTATCGTCTCATCACTAATAAAGGGAAGGAGGCAGCGTGAATGGAGAGAATCGACAGATTATATGCTCTTTTAGAGCGTAACGACATTGACGAGGAAACCAAGGCAGCGTTGCGGTGGGCGATTTTTGAGTCAGAAGGGAAGTGAAAAGATGCCGAAAACCAATCTTTTAAAAACGGAAGCAGCCAGAAAGAATTATGCATCCAGGGCCAGGGCGGGAATCAAACGGCACATAGAACTGAGCAAAGTGCCGGAGGACAAGATCGCCGCGAAGCAGAATGTGCAGGTAAGAACGCTAATGAATCGGATCGAGGATCCGGGATCCATGCGGCTGAGAGATCTGTGGGACCTGGCAGAGATCATAGATGCTCCGGTCGGAGAACTGGCCGGTGGGGATCTGCCGGAGGAAATGCTGGCGAAACTTCTGCAACAGAAATTATTGTAACACAGGTATCCGTGCCCTGTACGTGGTGTATTCCCAACACCACACTCCCCTTTTACACAATTAGCGTGTGTGTCCAGGATCCCCGCCTGGGCACCACGTAGAGGGCATGGACAAGCATAATAGATCACGTTCTGTGCGTGGTGTTATCTGACAGCACCACGTCCCCCGTAGATGTGCCGTACCTGCTATGGCGGCACGAACCTCTTTCGGTGTCCGGATAGATTCCGGGCACCACGCAGAGAGCGTGATCGGAAAGGGATAAACATGAAAATGATTAAGTATTGTGCCAAGGAAATTGTGAAAAACAAAGACGGTCACAAATACTGGGAAGCCAGCAATTCGCAACTGGCCGGGTATGTCTATGATGAAGTGAAGCAGTCAGTGCCGGAGGCGAAATATTATAACTTTGAAGGTTTACAGATCATTACAACGAATGACAAGCAGGAGCAGTCATTGCTGAGCACGCTGGAAGTAATGGAGGACCTTTGCAATAAAAGGATAATCCATATACATAGACTGAGAGATCAGATATACGGAGGGGCTACGGATGTATAAAAATATTGCGATATCACTCCTCGGAGCGTGGGCTTTGAGGGATGTTTTTGGGACAACAGAGGTAGGAGAGCAGATCGCCATAGTCATGGGTTTGGCGGCTATGCTTTTTATTTTTTTGCTTTTTTGCGAGGATCAGGCAGATAAATGGCAGGAAAAGCAGAAAAGAATCCGGGAACTGGAGCGAAAACTGGAAGAATTGAGAGGAGGTGGAACTGATGAAAACAGAACAGTACTACATGGGCAAGCTGTTGAAGATGGGGGACGAATTTACGAAAGCGGTGATCCGGAAGGACTGGTTTCAGGCGAAGTATCTGTATGACAAGGCAAGCGCAGTCACGGTATTTCTGGAAGCACCGCAGGAGATCAGAGAGAAGCTGTTTGGACGGTATAACGAGGAACGGGATGAAAAGGAGCAGGGAGCCTTTGACGACCGCTCAGTAGCGAAGGTAATGAAAGAATGCTTGATCAAAAACAACCTGGGTTTTGAGTGCATGGTCTACCGGATACCGGGCGAGGCAGGCTACTACGGCGCCAGACCGGCGACAGACGGTTATTACATGCCGGCAGAGCAAAACCCGGCATATCTGGCAAAATAAAAAGCCGGCATTTGGCGATGCCGGCCAGCTCACAGAGCTACTTATATAGACAAGATAATTGTAACTCTGTGGACTAAAAAAGTCAAGAAAAATGGGGCTTTCGGAAGCCCCTGCGCACTTGATTAAGATATTAAAGTTAGGATACAGAGACATGGTAAATCGCAAAAAAATAAGACTCAGGAACGGGGACATCCTGGACGTGGAAGAGTACCACGATGGGAATTATGGATCTCCGGGAAAGACGAGGCGTAAGAAGGAGAAGCCGACCAGGGAGCAGGTGAGGCTGATCAACCGGAGAAATAAGGCGCGGCTGTGCCGGTGGAGACTGATACAGTACTTTGACCAGGGAGACCTGTTTATCACATGGACCTATGAAGTGGGGAACCGTCCACCAGATATGGCAGGAGCACTGAAGGACTTTCAGGCGGCGATGGCAAAGGTCCGGAAAATCTACCGGGTAAGAGGAGCACCGCGCTACTGGATCCGCAACATCGAAAAGGGAACCAAGGGAGCCTGGCATATCCATCTTGTGATCAAGCAGACACCGGAGGGTGATGCAGCGGCTATCGTAACCAAGGCATGGACCAAGGGCGGCACCTACGTGGCGGAGATCCGACACAGCAAGTTTACCGGCGACGATATGGAACAGCTGGCAGACTACCTGACCAAGGACGAGCACACAGCGGAGGTCAAGGCGGACGGCACACCGGGCAAGTCCAGAATTGCGGAGTCCTCCTACAATACCAGCCGCAATATGCCACTCCCGGAGCCACGGACGGACAAGCTGGTCCGCTGGAAGCCGGAGGTCAAGCCGCCCAAGGGATATTACATAGCCCGGATACACGAGGGCATCAATCCGGTGACAGGATTTTTATACCGGAGTTACACGCTAATCCGACTTAAGTGCACAGAGCGGAAGAGACCGCCGGGGAGAAGGAGGTGTAGAAATTGATAATAGAAATGTTTGTGAGTGCGACACTGCGCGGATCGGCCAAGGGAACGGGCAAGGTCATGTATACCATGCGGACGAAGCAGGAGAACGGTCAAAACTATGAAAAGCCGCCGGAGATCGGGAAGGCGGAGAGCACGGCCAACCGTCTGGTGCTGTGGAGCATCTGCCGGGCGCTGGAGAGACTGCCAAGTGACCGGGAAATTGTGATCTACACAGAAAACAGTTACATAGCATCCGTGATCAACCAGTGCTGGCCGGAACGGTGGGCGAGAAACGGCTGGAAGAACAGCCGTGGGAAAGAGATCAAGGATGCGGATCTGTGGAAAAAGATACTGGAAGAGGTCCGGGAAGTAGGGCACTGCATCACCGCCGTGGAAGGCAGGCACGAGTATTCTGATGCATTCAGCTACAATATGCCCAAGATAGATGTGAAATCTAACATTTTCATAAGAGTGGAATTTGAAGAGGTAACACCAGTAAGTGACAAGAGTTAGAGAGTATTTTGTTGAGTTCAACAAAATATCAAAAATAGAACATTTTGACAGGAAACCGTGACAAATTTTCACGGCTTGAAACGCTTTAGCACAAAAACGATACGTTTTTTGAAAAATTGCACCGGTGCAACCGGGAAAGGAGACGGAGATGGAAAAGAAATTTGGAATATTTAATACCGTAGAGGAGTTGAACAGGGCAGCAGCCGCACAAAAAGCAGAGGGAGACCTGGAAGCGCTGATCGGACTGGCAGTAGAGAACGGACTGGAGAAAGAGGATGCCGAGGACTACATGGACAGCGACGATGCCGAGGATACCCTGTGTAATGAGACAATGGCAGCAATCGGTAAGCTGAAACTGGAAGCAGAGGATCTGAAACTGGAGAGCCAGATGAAAGACTGGAAAGATTTTGTGGTCCAGATGCTGATGGAATATCCGACACAGCACATGGAAGAGGACGGTGCAGCTCTGGCTAATGCCGTATTTAATCCGGATAAAAAGCTTTTGGATGTGCTGGCAGCAGGACTGAAAATGGCATCAAAGAACCGGGTAACCATAGACAGGAGGATCACAAAGGCAGCAGGACTGCCGGAGAGTGCCGGACAGATCGGCATGTGTGGCAGGGATGAACTGAAAAAGATCGTGCTGGATTATTACATGGGAGAAAAGAAATGATCGTATTTAAGGCAACGAACAATGACATGACCTGCACAATGGGACAGGGAACATTCCAGTATCAGTTGGGCGTACCGGCTACGGCAGAAAGATCTAAATGTGCCGACTCCGGGTTACATGCCTGCGAGTATGTACTTGACTGTACCGGCTATTACTCTCTGGGACGTGGAAACAGGTTTTTCAAAGCTAAGGCAGCGGGAGATATTGCAGAGGACGGAACGAATACGCGTATCGCATGCACCAGACTGACACTGAAGAAAGAACTGGATAACCGTGACATAGCCAGGGAAGCCATGCTGTACATGGTGCATCATCCAAGACGGGACGGATGGCAGAGAATAGGCAGCATGTTGCAGGTAAAAGAGCAGACAGCAAGTATCGATGCTCCGGACGGGATTGCCATAGCACGGGGAAATGTGCCGAAAGTAAGCGGATGCATCGGATCCCACCTGGGACTGATCAAGGAACAGAACGGAAAGATTGTCGCGGCAAAACTGTTTGATGTGGACGGAAAGAACATCCTGCCGGGTATCTGGTACACACTGGATACCCTGGCGGAAGCAGAGAGGAGGCAGCAGGCATGAAGTGGAGAGAAATACTGAAAGCACCGTTGATACCACGGACAAAAAGAAGGAAGAAAGAAGACCAGATCACTTTTCAGGCGACGGACCAGTACCTGATCATGGACATTTGGAAAAATGATGTAAATATCTGCCGGCACGCCGTAGACCGGAAAACATGGGAATACGGCACCTATTACGTCGGAACAGGCAAAAAAGAGCAGACCAATCTGATAAATTGCACGGAAGGATTTGGAGGAGTTTACTGGGCATCGGAACCGTGTGAGGGAGATTGGCTGGAAAAAGAACAGGCAAAAGAACTGGAGAAGTTTGTTCCGATGCATGATTACAATTGGATCAGCGATCCCTTGCGGAGGATATGCCGGATGGAAAAAGACTACAGTGCGGACAAGCGGGAACGTGCCAGAGACCGGAAAGAACAGAGAATCAGAGATCTCATGAATAAGTGTCCGAAGCCGGGACGCAGGGTATATGACTGGATCACCGAGAGACTGGTAGGAGATCTGCAATATGCCTTTTATAACAAGCAGGACAAGACCTGCCATTGTACCGCATGCAACGGAGATTTCAAAGAAGAGGCAGCAGATGTCCCTGTAAAACATCGTAAACAGATCAAATGTCCTCTCTGTGGCCATGACCTGACGGTGGAAAAAACAAGGGGAAGAATCCAAACAATCGGATGGCTGACGATGATCCACGACGTGGACGAGAAACAGGGAGTAGAGAGACATTTTAAGGTAACGGTGGACTGGCACAGAACAGGAAAGAGAGATACAGAGCTGGATGAACAGATCCGCCTGATGATGCTCCGAGGAGCAAAGGATTTTATGAAAATCTATTACTACTGTGATGTGTACTGGTGCGGATGGCACGACCACAATCCACAGAGCAGACGCTGGCATACATCCTACCTGTATCCAGATACAGAAGGAATCAAAGCAGGGCTGAAAGCTACGGCATACGAAGCCTGGTCAGATGTCATGCCAATGCTGGCACAGATGGGGATTAAGGCATTTTATAACGGATTGCTTGTGGAAAGTAATAAGCAATTTACCGGTATCGCAGAGTATATGGCAAAGGGACGCTTTTACCGTCTGCTGGATGAACTGTCACAGTGTATTACATACGGGGGCGGGTATTCGGGGAGAACAATCGAAGTAAACGGTGAATGCATGGAAGATATTTTACTGATAGATGACAAGCAGCTAGTCAACCGCCTGCGGCAGGAAAACGGCGGAATGCAGATGCTGCGTTGGATGCAGTGGTCAGAACTGGAAGAAAGAAAGCTGTCGGCAGAATTTATCGCATGGACAGAAAAAAACAGAATTGATCCGGAGGACTATGATAAATCTCTCGCCGGAGAATACATGTCTCCGGAACAGCTTATGAATTACCTGAACCGGCAGAAAAAGGAATCGTATCCGGGAATGAAGATCCAGGATGTCTGGAATCAGTACGAGGACTATCTGTCCATGTCACGAACGCTGGGAAAACACATGAATGATGCACTGGTACACCGCCCCAGGGAATTGAAGCGCCGGCACGATGAAGTGAATGCGGAAGTGGAACTGCACAGGGAAGAATTTGAAAGGAAAAGAAATGCGGAAATGGCAAGAAAGCAGGCGGAGGAGATGAGGAACAAGTATCCGGGATATGAGGATATCCTCTCCGAGATCCGCGCCAAGTTTGAGTATCAGAATGACACCTATTGTATTGTGGTGCCCAGGGACTTTATGGAGATTACGGCGGAGGGCATGGCGCTGCATCATTGTGTAGGTAATACAGAGCGGTACTTTGACCGGATTGTCAGCAGAGAGACCTATATCTGCTTCCTGCGGCAGCAGTCATCCCCAGATAAGCCTTTTTACACGATAGAGGTGGAGCCGGGCGGTACCATCCGCCAGCACCGGGGAGCCTACGACGAGGAGCCGGGCATAGAAGAGATAAAGCCGTTCCTGAGGGAGTGGCAGAAGGTGATCCGCAAGCGCATGAGCAAACAGGATCATGAATATGCCGCACAGAGCGAAATCCTGCGCCAGAAGAACATAGAAGAATTGCAGGCAAAGAATAATACCGTAGTCCTTAAGGGACTGGCGGAAGATCTGATGGAGGTAATCTGATGGAAATAATGGAATATAAAAAGACATACAAGGAGTATAAGCAGGAACTGGATGCGGTCCTCACTAGAACAGCAGAGGACTTTGTACAAATCGGGTACCTGCTTAAGGTGGCAAGGGATACCAATGTACTGGCAGAGAGCGGATATGCAACTGTGACAGACTTTGCCAAGGCAGAATATGGCATAGATAAGACACAGGTAAGCCGCTTTATCAGCATCAATGACAGATTTTCGGAGTATGGCTACTCTGATCATCTGCTTCCGAGCTACAAGGGATTTGGATATGCAAAGCTTACCTTGATGCTGCAGATCCCGGACGAGATCAACGAGGCGCTTCCGCCTACGCTGTCCAAGGCAGAGATTCAGGACATAAAGGACGAGGTGGATGCAGAGAGCAAGGTCACGGATATTGAGGTAGAGATCGAGCGGGCGGAGGCAGCAGCCGTAACGGACAAGCCAATGCTCCCGCCGGAGGGCTCCCCGCTGTACAGGAACCTCTGGCAACTGGGAAAAGAACAGGAAGATCTCTTTCGGAAATTATGGATGGTATGCTTTTTACATACTGCATTTGGTAACAAAAACAATGCAGAGATCATGGATATCCTGATTCCGCAGGGCGATGCCGTGTACACCGTCCGGATCCCGGGAGAGCGCCGCACGCAGATCATTGTTAATTCTGATGGAGCTACCATCGTGAATTTGAAAACGCTGGAGCGGAGCAAATACACAGAGGATCAGATCTGTGATGCAGTCCGGTCTCTCATAGATGGAGGCAGCAGTCCTGAGGAGCGGTATAAGGATCTCTACGGTGAGGAACTGACCGTGGTAGAAGAACCGGAAGTTGCACCGGCGCAACTGGATGAGACCCAAAAAGAGAAGAAACCGGAAAAGCGTAAGGAATCCCGTGTGACCAAGGCAAACACCGAAAAGAAAAAGCCCAAGGAACCGGAAAAGAAGCCGGAGCAGATGACCATCCCGGGAGCCGCACCGGATCCGGCACCGGAAGAGCCGGAAACACAGGTAACTGACTCATGCTCCGGGGAATCTGAACAGAAACAGAATACCGACACCATGGGTACGGAAGAGCAGGTACCGGGACAGACAGATCTCGAAAATGACTTTCCGCAATATTGCCCGGACGGGGACGACCAAAGAGCCATATATCTTAAATCAATCCGTATCTCAGTGGATAACTTGGTACGTTACGCAGAGATGGATCTGATTGGTGCGGCCAGACTGCAGGTGTCCGATATCTCCGGTTATTTGGACCGGCTGGAAGAACTCAGAAAAGGAGGCGGATCGGATGGCGAAGATGTCGAAACAGGCGAGAGCGAGGGAGTTTAATGCCGCCTCCCGTCAGATCATCAAGGAGCGGGATCTGTACCAGTGCATCTTTTGCCGTATGAGATATCACATGGAGGACGTCACCTGGTACGGACAGCAGCTGCAGAGCATCATGCACTACATACCGCGCTCCCGGGGCGGACTCGGGATCCCGCAGAACGGTGCATTGGGATGCCAAAGCCATCATGAGATGTTGGATAACGGAAACAAGGGCAGACGGGAGGAGATGCTGCAGATATTTAGGCAGTACCTGCAGGATCATTACCCGGACTGGTCGGAGGAAACCCTGACCTACAGCAAATGGAAATAATGTATATACAAATTTGTATATACAAAACGGAGAAATTATGAAAGCACGAACTGAAGTTATCTCAGTACGACTGACACCAGAAGAAAAACGGCGAATGGAATATTGCGCTGAAATGATGGGAATTACACAGACAGAACTTTTAGTGCGTGGAATCAATCGCTATTACGACAGCGTCAAAGAAACAATTAAGAAATTAAACCAATAAGCCTTTTGGAGTGTACTCACGATAACTATAGACATAGCCACGGGGCGGCCGCTGATACCAAGAGGCAGCAGCCGCCCAGGAAGGAGACAACAATGCAGTATAAGGACTGGGATGGCAATCTTCTACCGGATCCTGCACCTACGGTTCAGAGTGTACATATAGGAGACACCATAAAAATCAAAATAAATGACGAGGACCGTATCGACCGCACGAGCAAATACTGCGAATACGAAGTCATAGGAGTTTATCCGCGAATCGTGCTGACCAGGGATAAAAAGACCGGATTCCGCCGGAGCTTTTCTTACGGAGATCTCCTGACAATGGGATTGGAGAACCAGGATCCGGAAATAGAGACCATGCGTAGATCATATGCAAAGGATCAGCGGAAAGAGAGCATATCCATGACACGCAGCTCCTTCAATCCGGACTATGATCCGGAAAAATACCGAAAGAAGAGGAAAAAGAAGAATGAAGACAGTGGAGAAGAAAATACTGCCGAAGTACTTCCAGGCAGTCCGGAAGGAAAAGAAGAACTTTGAGCTGCGAAAAGATGAAGATGATGTACAGCCGGGAGATGTCCTGATCTTAATGGAGTGGGAAAACGGAGAATACACTGGCCGGACAGAAGTACGCCGGATCCGGTATGTGCTCCGGGATGTACCGGAATATGGACTGATGCCAGGTTACTGTATCATCGGATGGTAAAGGAGTAGTGAAGAATGAAAGTACGAGAACTGGCAGAATATTGTAAATCAATACTGATTAACTGCAATAACTGCAAACATAAAACAGAGTGCAAGAAATTAGAAGATAAGCTGGAAAATATGTCACCTTATGGAGTCGTAGACATAGTGGATAGGGATGAAGAGTTAACTTAGGAATGTAGGAGGCGTAATGTATCGAGATGATAGATGGGAAAAAGGAATGTATGCAGATGACTTGGTAAAGTTCCGCTGCAACTCATGCGGTGATGAATTTATAGTGGGGAGAACAGCGGTAGAAAAAGCAAATACTAAAGGTCATAACATATGTTGTCCGTATTGCGGCAGCAGGTACCCAGAAGAGCGGGTCAGCACCGACGAGGAGGACATGGAATTTTTGTCGGATGCAATGGGATGCTTGGCAATATACGTAGGTGACGACGATAACTAACTTAGGATTTAGGGAAGGAAACAGAAATGAAAGAGAATGTAAACGATATAATGGATGAATTTGAAGAAAACAACAGTAAGAAAAAGAAATTCTCTATCCGCATGGACATCACTATGGATAAAGAAATGTCATATGAAACAGCGGAGCGAACTATCATGAACGCACTAAGTCAAGCAGGAATGATAGGACACTGTGGCGGAATCAATTAGGATTTAGCGGAGGAAATCATGGTGCTTGATTACAGAGAAATATCAAAGGCATGGGATGAACAGAAGCCAATCGGAGGAAGAAGCGGTGGAAAATCATTTTGGCTTGCTATCAAAATAGCTATCGAAAAGCAGATACCACAGAAGCCGAGAATTGAAACCACAAAAGAAGTACCTAAAACCAACAATCTTGGACGATTATTATATTTCTACTGCCCAAGATGCGGAAAGTTTATTGTTGGGTCATATGAAACAGATAAAAAGCGTGGTGGCGGAATTTCCCAGAAGCTAAATGGATGCTCTAACTGCCTTCAATCTATAGATTTTTCAGAATGGCAAAAGAAAGAATCAGATGATTTGGTATTAGAAGATTAAATAACGATATCGGAGGTGTAGAAATGGCAATTTTGAATTATACAACCACAGTGGATTCATTTAAGACAGTATCAGAGATTGAGTACATTCTGATGAAGCATAAAGCAAAAAGTATCATGAAGAATTATGACGGAGAGTCAATAACAGGTCTTTCCTTCCTGATTGATACCGGTTTTAAGCAGATACCAGTGAGGTTGCCGGTAAAGGTGGATGAATGTCTGGAAGTGTTAAAAAAGGAGAAAAAGAACAGTCCGAGAAGCAGCATCAAGGCTACCAGGGAACAGGCAGAGCGTGTAGCATGGCGCATTTTGAAGGACTGGGTAGAAGCGCAGATGGCCCTGCTTGATATTGAGATGGTAAAGTTTGAGGAAATCTTCCTTCCGTACATAGAAACAGAAACTGGCCAGACGATTTATGAGAGATTGGAAAAGAAGCAGTTTCTGCTGGAAGGGTAAATTAGAAATTTAGTGGAGGTAGAAAAGTTGTGTAGTGGATGTATTTGTGAGCACTGTGCAAATAGCGTTGAATGTTTTGATCATTGCTCTGGAGAGATGGACGAGCCGTGCTTTACCTGTGATGAGTGCATCTACTATGATGGCAAAAGTGACGGACGTGTGATGTGGCGAGACGAATGCCCTAAATACAAGGTGACGGAATACTACGCAGGTATTCTCCGGAAGAAAATGAAAATAGTTAGAATTTAGCGGAGGAATAAAACTATGGCAAATTATGTTGTTATTGGATATTTTAGGCAACCTCACAAAGATTGTGAAGCGGAAACACAAGAATGCGAAACTTACATGGAAGCGCTTAAATTAAAAGATGAATGGAAAAAAGAGCGAAAATATAAAGAAGTGTACATTGAAACTTATTAATGTAAACTGAAATTTACAGTAGAAAGGAGAAACATGATAATTCCAAGAGAAATAAGAGAAAAAATAGAACAGAGAAATCAGCTTGATGAAGAGATAGCTGATTGGTTCCAGGAGAATGTAGATACTGATGGATGCGATATAAAAAACGCTTATGTGGTTGATGAACCGAAAGGAGAAGAACAGATTGAAGAGGGGGAATATTGTAAGCAGTCAATTTTGGGCGAGGACTGGTACATAGGACAGTATTATTGGAAGATGGACAATGGCAAGTATTTATGCATGGATTTTGAAATATAGCTTAAAAAATATTTATGTAAGAAAAATACGAAAAAATTGAAAAAATAAAAATATTTCTCAAAAAATGCTTTTCTTTACGGTTTTTTTTGACATATCCATATGTAAGACAAATACGTCTTGCAAAAATATGAAAACCTATGGGAGGAAATGCAAATGAGAAGACACAACAATTATGATGATTACGATCTGGATCCGAATTACGACGAGAGTAATGTAGACCTGGACAGCTACGAGCGCGAAGCGGATTACTATGAATCTGAATGTGCTGAGGGAGTAACAGTGAAAAATTACGCTGATACTAATGATCCTGTTTGCGAGAGGCTACATAACTGGAATGACTGTTTCTGGTTTCGGAAGTATTTCGGAATGTAGTACAGTATGTACTACGGTAGATCTGGGAGTGTCGTACATATCTGTGCGGCATTTCCAGAATCCATCGGACAGTGAAAGGAGTGATAGAAAAAGGAAAAATGTTAAAAGTGTAATAAGTATCATAATACACAATCGGAAAACCCAGTGCAGAGGGGCCTGCAATCGATCACATAATAATAGCGGTACAACCACCGACCAAAGTAGACTGTACCGCTCAACTGCTTAAGACCATCATATCACACGGATGTTTCTTAGGCAACGAGAAAATGAGGTGCGCATATGACTAAAAATGATTTAATCAACGACGTAGCTTATGAATTACGTGACAGCATGACCAGGGAACAGATCGACCGGATGAAGATTACGCTTTATGTAAAAATGCAGGACTTTGAGCTGGCAGAGATCAAACAGCTGCCTATGACTATGGAGCATGACAATGAGTGGTTAATGCAGAGATACTGTGTGGATATGGTGGCAGCAGGACTCCATGCCGGCACGATACGGAGCTATATCGGGATTATAAAGAAATTCTTCGAATTTGTGAATAAGAATTATAAATATGTGACAGCACAGGATATCACAGATTACCTTGCCATCAGATCCTACCGGGATCACATCAGTCCGAATTATAAATCCACCATATACAGGTATCTATGCACCTTTTTCAGCTGGGCCTTTAGAAAAAAACATATATCGGATAACATCATTGATGGAGTAGACCGAGTTAAGCAGGTCAAGAAGCGTAAGGAGCGGCTGACGGATGAAGAGGTTGAAACTATCCGTTATGCGTTACGAACGCCAAAGGAGAAGGCTTTGTTTGAATTGATGATTTGTACCGGCATGCGTGTAGGTGAAATCTCTTACCTCAACGTGTCAGATATTGATCTGACAAATAAGCAGGTATCAATCTATGCCGAGAAGACAGACACCTACCGTACCGGAATGCTTACGCCGGTAGCTGTGATGGCACTTAGAAATTATATCGGGGACAGGCCCGGAACAGATCCGTTGTTTTTGGCAGATAGAGCCCCTCACAACCGGATGCGCACATACGGCATAGAAAAGCTCGCTAAGGAAATAGCGGTCCGGGGAGGAGTAACCAGGATCACAGCAACCGTGCATGTGTACCGCAAAACGTTTGCAAGCGTATTATACCGCAAAACGGGTGATGTATTGCTGGTGAGTAAATTACTGGGTCATGCAAAGCCTGACATGACGGTCCAGTACTATCTGATTGACGATATAGAGGAAATGCAGCACAAGTATAACAGAGTAGCATAGTAACAGCACCGGAAGTTGCACCGGTGCAACAGAAAGGAGAAAGCATCGATGCAAAGAATCAACAGAGCAAGCTGGAGGATTATCGAAACTATATTATTACGGTATCCCCAACGCAAGAAAGAATATGAGGAGTACATATCGGACATTATGGCATCACCGGCGGGAGGCAGCAGTCGTCCGTCGGATCCTGCCAAGGAAAGAGATAAGGCACAGTCTGTCACAGAGGCAAAAGCTCTGAAGATGACATCCGTATATCATGAACGGATCAAGAAAGAGATTGAGGCAGTGGAATTTGTATATAATTCTCTTCGACCAGAAGAACAGAAGGTAATAAGAATCAGGTACTGGAGTAAAGGCCTCAGAGCACCGATTCCCTACCTGAAAATCGGTGATGCATCGTACAGTGAGAGACAAATGAAGAGGATAGTTTTTAAGACTATAGAACAGATTGGAAGGTATATTGGGGAGTTAAAGTAAAAGATGGCATGATTTCGCATGTCAAATGTGATAATATAGTATCGTGATAAATTAGTGACAGGGCAATGCAGATAGCTGCGTTGCCTTTTTTCGTGGAGTTGCACCGGTGCAACTTTAGAGAGATGGTGAGCAGATGGCAAAAGGCAAATACAAATATTGGCTGACACCGGAAGGCTTACTAAAGCTGGAAGGATGGACAAGAGATGGACTAACAGAAGAGCAGATCGCTGGTAATATGGGAATCTCCAGGTCTACATTAAATGAATGGAAAAAATTGTATCCGGACATTTCGGACACCCTAAAAAAGGGAAAGGAAGTTGTGGACCTGCAAGTGGAAAATGCGCTCTTAAAAAGGGCACTGGGATATCGGTATACAGAAGATAAATATGTAAGCGTTCCGATGGAGCAGGAAGAATATAGTCAAAAGCTATTTGAATATATGAATCGCTACAAACTGGAGCATCCGGAGGCAACAGATGATGAGCTGATGCTTGTAAGAGAGAAGTTCCCTAAAACAAAAGAAATGCTTGTGGAACGAAAAGTAAAAGAAGTAGAGCCGGATACCACGGCCCAGATATTCTGGTTGAAGAACCGGAAACCGGATAAATGGAGAGATAAACAGGATGTCCAGATCTCCGGAGAACTCAAGTCCGAACAGAGTAAACTGGATGACCTGATTAGACAGATGCGTGGTGATGGGTAATGAGCGCAAGTAAGCTCCTGCTGTCAGAGAAATACAAAGCATTCCTGAAATGCGATGCTCCGGTGGAATTCCTGGAAGGAACCACGGCGGCAGGTAAAACAACGGTAGGAATCTTCAAGTTTATGCTTAAGGTGGCGGAAAGCCCCAAGAAGCTGCATATCATTGCAGCGGATGACACTGGAACTGCTGAGAAGAACATCATCAACAAGGATCTTGGTATATTGGATGATTTCGGAATCCTGGTGGAGTATAACGGCAGCGGAACCAAAGACGATAAGATTCCGCATCTGATTCTGCATACTGGTAAGGGGGATAAAGTAATTTATGTGCTGGGCTACGGTAACAAGAAAAAGTGGAAGAAGGCCCTGGGTGGACAATATGGCTGTCTGTACATAGATGAAGTAAATACCGCAGACATAGATTTTGTCAGAGAAGCATCCATGAGATGTGATTATCTGATGGCAACACTGAACCCGGATGATCCGGGACTGCCGGTGTATAAAGAATATATCAACTGTGCGCGTCCTCTTCCGGAATGGAAGGATGAGACACCGCAGGAAATCATAGAGGAACTGAAAGAAGAACCAAAGGACGGATGGATCCATTGGTTCTTTTCTTTTAAGGATAATGCAGGATTGCCGGAAGATAAGCTACAGCAGATCCTGCAGAATACACCCAAGGGCACAAAGATCTGGAAGAATAAGATCCAAGGATTGCGAGGAAAAGCCACAGGGCTTGTATTTTCCAATTTCAGCAGAAAGAAGCATGTGGTTACTGCTGCATGGGTAAAGAAACAGATTGCAGATGGGAATATCCGTTTCAGGAAGTTTACAGCCGGACTGGATACATCATATTCCTCAAAATCTCCGGATACCATTGCAATGATCTTCCAGGGCATTACGGATGACCGCAAGCTAATCACGCTGGCCGAAAAGGTATACAACAATGCTGATCTCAGTGTGCCGCTGGCTCCTTCTGACACAGCGGTAAAGTTTATAGCTTTTCTGGATAGATGCAGATCGGAATGGGGATTTGCAAAAGAGTCTTTTATTGACTGCGCAGATGCAGCGACAATAACAGAACTTCGGAAGTATAAGCGCCTGCATGGGTGCCTTTATAATTTCATTGAGTCCTACAAGAAGGTAACAATACTGGACCGTATCAATTTACAACTGGGATGGATCCAGCAAGACTGCTATCTGGTAGTTGAGGATTGTACAAACCATATCTCAGAATTGGAACGCTATTCATGGGACGAGGAAGAGGATGTTCCGGTACCGGAGGATAAGAACGACCATACGATCAATGCAAACCAGTACGGATGGATTCCATACCGGAATATGATTGGATTCGAGGAGGATAAACAGAGGTGAACCTGATGGAAAAGATAAATGAGAATATCAAAAGAGGTATACGGAGCTGGCTGAATGTTTCTCCGGCGAATCCCTATGTGTTCAATATCAATGAGATGATGGACTTCGAGGGGAATGCGATCCGAAACCGCATCTGGTATCGTGGTGACAGCAACGAACTGGAGCAGTTCTATGAGCAGAATGCGGAATATGCAGATAAATATAAATTCTGGTCCAGCGAGAGTACACCGGGGATGGAAATGCGCAAGATCCACACAGGTGTTCCGGCGCTTACGGTGAGAACTCTGGCAGCAGTAGTCCTTCCGGATATGGGGGAATTTGAATTTTCCTCAGAGAATCAAAAGCAGAAACAGATATGGAAAGACATTGCAAAGCCTGAGAATAATAACTTTGCCGATAAGATAGAGGATGCAATCAAAGAGACGCTGTATATCGGAGACGGGGCTTTTAAAGTGTCCATTGATACAGAGCTCAGTAAGTATCCTATTTTAGAATGGTATGCCGGGGATCGTGTCGAAATCATCCGGAAAAAGGACAAGGTCAGGGAAGTAATATTTAAGACACCATACAGCGGAGGAGGCAAGACATATGTGCTCAATGAGATATATGGATATGGGTATGTAAAGAACGAACTGTATCTGGATAACAGACAGGTTCCGCTGACTACATTACAGATAACCGATTCACTGGAAGACGTGACCTTCGATAAAAGCGTTATGCTGGCGGTGCCTATGATGTTCTATAAGTCGGCAAAATATGAAGGACGTGGCGGAAGCATCTTTGACGGAAAGGTGGACAGCTATGATGCGCTGGATGAAGTATGGAGCCAGTGGATGGATGCACTGAGAGCAGGAAGAGCCAAAACATATATTCCGGACTGTCTGGTTCCGAGGGATCCGGAAACAGGAGCTGCGATAACACCGAATCCGTTCGATAACAGATATTTTGCAGCAGAAGGAGACCAGCGCGAAGGGCAGAAAAACGTAATCAGTACAGACCAGCCGAGCATTCCTCATGACAGCTATCTGGCTTCCTACTGTACGGCACTGGACCTTTGCCTGCAGGGGATCATCAGTCCTTCTACACTGGGGATTGATGTAAAAAAACTGGATAATGCAGAAGCGCAGCGTGAAAAGGAAAAAACAACGCTGTACACAAGAAATATTATCGTGGAAACTCTTCAGACAGTATTGCCACAGGTAGTATCCATGTGTATCAACGCATATCACCTGATGAAGAATGAGGCAGTGGAAAGTGTAGAGGTAAATCTCCCATTTGGAGAATATGCCAATCCTTCATTTGAATCTCAGGTGGAAACAGTTGGTAAGGCAAAGCAGAGCGGAATCATGAGCATTGAGCGCTGTGTGGAGGAATTATATGGTGACAGTCTGGATGATAACTGCAAAAAAGAAGAAATTGCAAGGCTCAAGGCTGAGCAGGGGATTCAGAGTATTACGGAGCCGGAGATCAGGACGGATGCAGGAGAATTCAGGATAAACGGATTTACTGGAGGCAGTGATGGAAGTAAAAGTAGCAAAAAAAACATACCGGATGAACCGGGAGGAATACCAGGGACTCCTGAAGGTAGCCAGTGAGCAGGTCCCGAAAGGAATCTATGCAGTGGAAAAAGGTAATTATGCGGAACTCCGATGTGATCATTGTACCAGCGTCACGCAGATCAAGACATTGACCAGACAGTTTAAAAGCCAGGGATTCAAGGTATATGCAAACGGCAGGTGATTAGATGCCTAAGATAAATTCAGAATATGATATCGGAGCAGCATTCCAAGCTATTGAGAATGAACTCATTGCTTCCATGATCCGGAATATGCGAAGACATAAGATTGAGGAAATCGATGAGGACAAGCAGTGGTCCATGTGGCAGGCAGAACAACTCCGGGCACTGGAAAAGTACAGAAAAGAGAATCAGGAGCGGTTCGGTGCGAAATTCAAGGATATCAATAACCGAATCGAAGCACTGATCAGTACTGCCAGGGATGAAGGAGATATGGAGCAGGAGATAGCCATACTGGAGGCTATAAAGAAAGGTTTCCAGGCAAGAAGAGTAAGTCCGGGAGCATCGGCGGCATTCTTCCGGTTGAACCAGAGGAAGCTGGAGGCGCTGATCCGGGCGACCACATCAGACATGGAAAAGGCTGAGACAGCCGTCCTGCGCATGGCAAATGACCAATATCGCAAGATTATTTTTAATGCTCAGGTATATGCCAACAGTGGAGCAGGGACTTATGAGAAGGCGGTAGACATGGCTACAAAGGATTTCATTGCCGCTGGTCTTAACTGTGTGGAATATGCCAATGGATCCAGGCACACATTGGCAGACTATGCGGACATGGCAATACGGACAGCCAGTAAGCGTGCATACCTGCAGGGGGAAGGGCAGAAAAGGCAGGAATGGGGGATATCCACGGTGATCATGAATAAGCGTGGAAATCCCTGCCCCAAGTGTTTACCGTTTGTTGGTAAGATACTGATCGATGATGTATGGAGCGGCGGAAGCGCCAAGGATGGACCATATCCCCTGATGAGCGCGGCAATAGCAGCAGGACTATACCACCCTAGATGCAGAGACAGCCACACTACCTATTTTCCAGAATTGGAGGATTTGGATAATGAATACAGTAAAAAAGACATAGAAGATATCGAAGAACAGAACAGGAAAGAAGCAAGACAGCAATATGCAGAGAGACAAGAGAAAAAATTCCATAGATTAGCATCATTTTCACTGGATCCGGAGAATAAAAGCAAGTACCGTGCGAAGGAAAAAGAATGGAGTCAGGAAACGGAAGACCGGCATAAAGTTCCTGATGAGGTGAAAGTGCCGAGATCGGATACTCCGCAGATCATGATCGATTTAATGGATCAGTACACAAGAGATGAGTGCATCAAGATAGATGAACTGTCAGAATATGCATTTTCGTATGATCTTGATAATGATTTGATAATTATCAATCCGAGACATCCGCAGTATGAAGAGGAGAACTACAAGCATGTGCTGGCGCATGAAATAGCCCATAGAATTGATCATAATGAGTATGGCAGTCCCATGTATGCTGAATTCGCAGAGGCAATAAAAAATACAGAAAACAAAATATTGCAAAAAAAGGAGAAGTATCAACGGAGACTTGCTGTAAATGGTGATTTAGAGTACAATTACTTCATCAGTGATATAATGTCATGCATAACAGACAATGTGATTACAGGAGTATACAGACATGAATCACAATACATAGGTAAACCCGGATATGCGGAGTCGGAGATATTTGCGGATATATATGCTGCATTGTATCAGTCGGATGATATAACTGTAGAATTCATAAAAAGTGAATTGCCAGAGCTATATGAAGCATTTATGAAAGTGCTAAAGAGGTAATTATGTTCAAAAAAGAATTTGTTGAAAAAATGAAAAACGATGAGGAACTGCAGGAGTTGCGCAGGAAAGTATTATCCTTCTCCGAAAAAATGGGAGATGCCGCATACATCATCGGAAAAGATAAAAGCTATGAGGATTATAAAGAACGTTTGCGAAGAATGGTAAAAGAACATGAAGCCACCGATCAGTAGATTGGTGGTATTTTTATCTCGAAAAAAGAAAATTGCACCGGTGCAACAAATAATCTGGAATCCACACGCTTCATGGCGTGTTTTTTTATGCCCAAACACGAGCAAGGCAATAAACTGCAGCGTGACCGGAGACACCGAAGACAATGGATCGCAGTAAGGGTGACACCCTCAAAATGGAAAGGAGTACGTTATGTTTTACAAGACAGTAAGAAGATTCTTAGACCCCGATGGAAGCCAGGGCGGAGCACCGGCAGGAGAACAGACTAATCAGCAGTCACAGCAGAATGCAACACCGCAGATTGACTATGGGAAAATCCAGCAGATGTTGGATGGAACTCTTGCGGCAAAAGAGGATACGGCATTGAAAGCCTATTTCAAGCAGCAGGGACTTTCCCAACAGGAGGTGGAACAGGCTATAGCAACCTTCAAGGAACAGAAGGCGGCAAATCAGCCGAATGTGGAAGCATTGCAACAGCAGGTTGCAACCGCAGCAGCTGAGGCAAGACAGGCACAGATCCAGCAGGCAGCGACGATGACAGCAGTCGGACTGGGAATCAGCGTAACATCCATTCCCTATGTACTGAAGATGGCAGATTTCAGCCAGACAGTAGGACAGGATGGAAAGATCAGCAATGAGAAACTTACGGAAGCCCTGAATAAGGTGCTAGAGGATATTCCTGCATTAAAGCCGCAGGAGACAGATACTACAGGTTTCCTTCATGTAGGGACAGGCGGAGATCCTTCGCAGCATACACAACAGGCAACCGTACAACAGCAACAGACACCGACCAAAAGATGGAATCGGTGGAACTAAGGAAAGGAAGGTATGAGATATGCCTAATTTAAACTATGCACAGCAGTGGAGTCCTGAACTCCTGCAGATTCTGATGCAGGGAGCGTTAACCTCTCCCTTTATTACATCTAATGTAAGATGGCTGGATGCGAAGACATTCCACTTTACACAGATGAGCACTACTGGTTATAAGAATCACAAAAGAACCGGTGGATGGAACACAGGATCCTTCGATCAGAAAGATGTTCCTTTTACAGTAACTCATGACAGAGACGTTCAGTTCCTTGTAGACAAGGCAGATGTAGATGAGACCAATGCAACAGCATCCATGCAGAATATCTCCAGAACCTTCGAACAGACTCAGGTAGTGCCTGAGACAGATGCCCTGTTCTTCTCCCGTGTGGCACAGGTGGCACAGAAGGAAGAGGGATATCACAGCCAGACCGCTATTTCTGCTTATACAAAGGCAAAGGTATTCGGAATGCTGAAGGACATCCTTGCAAAAGGTAAGTTGAGACGGTACAAGGCAAATGGCAGCCTGCTTATGTATGTGGCCAGTCCCATTATGGATGCACTGGAGCAGTCTACAGAATTTACCCGTAAGATTGAACTTACGCAGATCGCTGAGGGCGGTATTGGTATCGAGACCAGAGTGACAGATATTGATGGTGTACCCATCATGGAAGTTATCGACGATGAGCGTTTCTATGATGCTTTCGACTGGGAGCCTGCTGAGGGTGGATTTGCTCCGCTGAAAAAGGTGGTCGAGGACACCAGTAACCACGTTGCAGCTGTAACCGGAGCTCATAAGATCAATGTACTGGTGGCATGCGGACAGACCTGTAAGACGGTTCCTAAGATTGCATCTATTTATTACTTCAATCCCGGTACTCACACAGAAGGAGACGGATACCTGTACCAGAATAGATCTCTGTCGGATACCTTTGTATTCCCCAATGGACGTGACAACAAAGTGGATAGCGTCTATGTAGATGTGGATACCACGGAGTATACCGGGGAGTAAGGAGGAACTATGTCCTACAAACCTTATGTAAGCAAAGAAGAATACAAAGATAGCTATAATGGCAGCGTGATTCCTGGCGGAGAGCTTGAAAGAGCACTCCGTCAGGCCTCCCGGCATATTGACAGCCTGACATTTAACCGGATTGTGGCAGCAGGATTCGATCATCTGACAGCTTTTCAGCAGGAGACTATCAAAGAAGTTGTCTGCCAGCAGGCGGATTTCGAATATGAGAATGTAGATGAAATCAATACGATTTTATCCAGCTATAGCATTAATGGAGTATCCGCACAGTTCGGAAGTTCCTGGAATGTTTTCAGGGAAAAAGGTATTGCCATGAAGAGGGATGTATATTCGTTGCTGATGCAGACGGGTCTGTGCTGCAGAATTGCGAGGTGATTCCATGAAATATCCGTGTCTGGTAACTAAAAGATTATGTAAGACAGACATCTTTGTTGAGATAGATCAGGAAGGGCTGAACGAATACGGGGAACCTTTAAAACCAGTGGAGTATTCCGGAAAATGTAACTATCAGGACAAAGCAAAGACTGTACTGACCACGGAGAAGAAACTGATAGAGATCACCGGCACAGCATTGCTTCCCGGAGATATTTATCCTGATCTTCCGGTCATATCCGGAGGCAGTGCGGTGATATTCGGTGCAAAGCGCAGGATTCTTGAGGGCCGTAAGGCGAGAAACCCGGACGGAACGGTCAATTATACGGAGATATTGCTGATATGATTAGTGTAAAATCCACAGTAAAACTGAATTTTCCGAAGATCCAACAATTGACAAGAGCACAAGTGATGGCTTTAGAGCAGACCGCTGAGGCATTACATACCAATGTGGTGCAGGCGCAGGTGTTCCCAAGGGATACAGGCAATCTGCAAAACGAGAGCACCTTTGTAGATTGCTCCGAGAGCAGTCAGGGAAAAGTCAGCATCATATCCAGTACACCCTATGCCAGACGGCTGTATTTTCATCCAGAGTATCATTTCCAAAAAACGGAGAATCCGAACGCAAGAGGTGAATGGTATGAGGACTGGATCTCTGGGAAGAAATCAGAGTACTGCCAGAAGGCATACAAACAAATATACAGGAGGATTGCCGGATTATGATGTTATCGGATGTGCGGGATTATGTGGAATCCCTTGAACTGGCAGACCGGGTATATATGGGAAGCCTGCCGGACAAGCAGGAGAAGTCCATCGGCGTTTATAACAGCAAACATCAGCAGGAGTATAAGACAGCATTAGGAGGACCAAAACTTGTATCTTACGGGACAAAATATGTCACCCTGTTGATTCACTGGAATAATTCGCCGAGAGAATCAGAAAAGGCAGCCATGACAGCATTTGATGCGGTGAAGGCTGCAAGAAATGTAACGGTCAACAATCAGTTGATAAAATTTATGCAGCCTCTTTATGAACCACAGGATGTCGGAAAAGATGATGCCGGTATCTGCGAATGGGTCATAGAGATGGCTGTTATTTATGAGAAAGGAAAAGGTGAAAAAGAATGAGCACACTTATTACAGGAGTATATCCATGCTATGAAAACCAGTTCCAGATCAATGCGGCAGCAAGCGGTGTAGAAAAGAAAATGGTTGATATTGCGGACTGCGAGACATTCAGTGTATCTTTCGATAATGGAGTAGAGGAATGGCATCCGTTTACAGAAAAAGGATGGGTGAGACGCCTGCTTACCAGTAAAGGAGTTACCATATCCGTAACTGCGAAACGTAACGTAGGAGATGCTGGTAATGATGCTGTAGCAGCACTTGCGTGGGTAAACGGCCGCTCTGCAGAGAAAGATGTCCAGTGGACATTCCCCGACGGAACCGTGGTGCTGTTTGCCGGAGCAGTCGTGAACGTAAAGAACATTGGAGCAGGAGACTCTACAGCTGTGGCACCGTTGGAATTCGATATTATGAGCAATGGAAAACCTGAGATTACTCCCGCAGCATAAAAACAGGAGGCTATTATGGCAAAGAAAATCGTAGATATTACAGAAAAGCTGAGTTTTGACGAGAACCCGGTATTGAAGATTAAGGATGTTACCGTAGAAGTAAATTCCGATGCAGCCACTGTGCTGAAGATCATGGGTATTTTTTCGAAGGGTACATCAGCTAAAGAAGTGTTGGCGGTATATGAACTGATTTTTAATGAGAAGGATCGGAAAAAGATCGATAAACTGAATCTCCAGTTCAAGGATTTCCAGACAATCATCATGGCAGCAGTAGACATGATCACGGGAGACGAAGAGCTGGGAGAGCAGTGACCCGTACTATGATCTGATCGGAGATTACAGTCTGATCGTATCATCCTTCCAGGCGCAGTACGGGATCCGGCTGTCAAAAGAAATTGATACCATGAAGTGGGATGAGTTTAGGGATCTTCTTATTGGAATCGGACCGGAGACACCGCTGGGACGGATTGTAGCAATCAGGGCCGAGGAGGATAAGGATATTTTAGACCATTTTACTCCGGAACAACACAGAATCAGGAATGAATGGCGGGCAAACAGAGCAAAAAGGGTAGCACCTGATAATATGGCAGCAGTACTTGATCAACTGAAGAATGCGTTCATTTCTCTGGCAGGGGGCGATATACATTGAAAAAGTAGATAAGAAAAAAGTAGTGTGTCCTTACTGTGGGCATCCGGTGAATGCAATGCAGACGGAAGATGCACATTGCAGGGGAATTTATTTCCGATGTAAAAATAAGGACTGTAAAAAGATTTTTGAGTTGAAGTTATAAGACGCTGTGCCGATGTGCCTGTCTTAGAAGGCAGGCTGGTTATGAGTGAAGCTACAAGCGTTGGACAGATCGGATTAGATCTGGTCGTAAATAAAAAGGACTTTAATAAGCAGATGAGCGGCATCCAGAGCCTGGCTACGAAAGTAGGTAAGAAACTGGCTGCCGCTTTTGCTGTAAAAAAGCTCGTAGATTTCAGTGAGAAGTGTATCGAACTGGGATCAGATCTGAGTGAAGTGCAAAATGTTGTGGATGTAACATTCCCGGCAATGTCGAAGCAGGTAGATAAATTTGCGCAGAATGCCGCAACTGCATTTGGACTGTCCGAGACGATGGCCAAGAGGTACACAGGAACCTTCGGTGCAATGGCAAAGGCTTTCGGATTCAGCGAGAAGCAGGCATACAATATGTCTACAACTCTGACAGGACTGGCGGGAGATGTGGCATCTTTTTATAACATATCTCAGGACGAAGCATATACAAAGCTGAAATCGGTATTCACTGGAGAAACAGAGAGCCTGAAAGATCTTGGTGTCGTCATGACACAGACGGCACTGGATGCCTACGCTATGGCCAACGGCTACGGGAAGACCACTGCGGCTATGTCGGAGGCAGAAAAGGTAGCCCTACGGTATTCCTTTGTTCAGAGTAAACTGGCGACAGCATTTGGGGATTTTATGCGGACTTCTGATGGCTGGGCCAATCAGGTCAGAATCCTGAAGCTGCAGACTGAGTCTTTTATGGCTGCAATCGGTCAGGGATTGATCAACGTCCTGACACCGGCAATCAAGGTGATCAATACCCTGATGGGGAAACTGGTGCAGCTTGCGAATGTATTTAAGACTTTTACAGAGAAATTTACAGGGAAAAAGGCAGATAATGTTGCTTCGGGAATGCAAGCAGCAGAGGCTGCTTCGGCAGGTGTCAGTGAAAATATCAATGCCGCCGGGAAGGCAGCAAAGAAATTGGGAGGATTACTGTCCTCTGATGAACTGGATTTACTGTCCCAGAAAACTGATACATCTGCGGCAGCAGGAGAAACATCCGGAATAGACATTGCCGGACTGCAGACCGCAACTAAGACAGCGGAAGAAAGCGCTGATAAAATCGCACAAAAATTTTCCGATGCATTCAAAAAGATTCCGGGTGTCAGGACATTTATTGATCAGCTTAATGATGGACTGAAGAAGATTGAGTTTGCCAGTCTGAAAAAGAATTTTACCAGAGTAACAACACAATTACAGCCTTTGGCAAAGACAGCAGTTAAAAATCTTGAAACCATCATAGATCCATTGGGTGGATACTTGGGTAACCGGATAGGAAATAAGATTGCTGTTACAGCTAAGTTGGTAGATATTGGACTGGATGGAATTGCCGGTTATCTGGAAAAGAACAGCAGTAAGATACAATCCTGGAGCGAAGATGTCAGCCAATCTATAGCAAACGGATTTACCAATCTCACAGAGATTAATGAGCAGACCTACAATAACCTACTTGGGGCACTGGAAAAGGCAAGACCGGAAATCACAAAGGGACTAGAAGATATCCTGACAGGTTATAATGATTTCGGTATGTCCCTAGGGACGATCCTTGCAAGCGGATTTGATATAGCTACAGAGCACACGTCACAGTGGATGCAGGATAACCAGGAACTGTTGGAAGGTACACTGACAGAATTGTTTGAATTTGGTGGCGAATGCGCATCACTGGTCGGTCAGATTGTAGGAGATTTAGGAAATTCACTTACAGAATGGTGGGATTCCAACGGCAGCAGTGCTTTCGGTAACATAGTTGATGCCTGGAATGATATCAAGAAGACGGTTTTAGAACTGTGGAATGATATTGTGATGCCGGTACTGAATCATGCCAAGGAAGCGTTACAGGAATTATGGGAACAAAATCTAAGACCACTATGGGATAACATTCTTGATCTGATCAGCTCAGTAGGCGATTTCCTTGCATCCGCGTGGAGTACCGTAATCAAACCAATTATCGGGTATCTGGCACCGACAATCAAGCAGGTGGCAGACATTGTGATAAACATCATGAGTACCGTATTCGCAACCGTGTCAGACATTATATCTGGAGCCATGAAAATACTGGGAGGATTGTTGGACTTTCTCACAGGAGTGTTTACAGGCAATTGGAAAAAGGCATGGGAAGGCTTACAGAAAATTACGGATGGAATCTGGCAAGCAATATGGGGATCTATCAAGGGAGTATGTAATCTGATCATTGATGGTGTGAATGCAATGATTTCGCTGATATATTCTACACTACGCAATGTGGTAAATGGAATCGGAAGCGTCGCAAAGAAGGCAGGAGATTTGGTTGGAAAAGACTGGGGCTTTGAAATGCCGAGTGATCCACCGCAGATACCTAAATTGTGGAATGGTGGATATGTTAAGGCTAATACGCCACAACTTGCCATGATCGGTGATAATAGGCATCAGGGAGAAATTGTATCACCGGAAGATAAGTTACAGAAAATGGCACTGAGCGCAGCACAGGCTGCGGCAGGATCTGGAGGAACCATTTCTGCGGAAAAGCTGGATAAGATCATTACACTTTTGGAGACCATCATCAGAATCATAGCTTCTGGAAATACGATAGAAATCAATGGTGTGAAATTTGCGGAATTATTGAAAAAGGTAAACAGGGAGTATTTTAAGGCAACCGGAAATTACCTGTTGCTGGATGTATAAGGAGGCAACAAAATGGCATTTCAAGGGTGGCTGTTAAAAGTAGGAGATACAGATATTTCGAAATATGTAGATATCGAAAATTATAAGGTAAGCCCGGATCAGAGAGCAGACTTAGATTCTGACAGAAATGGATTGAATAAGCTATACCGTGAGGTTGCAGACCATTATACAACCAAAATAGAGTTCAATACAATTCCTATGGAGTCTGCAGAAATGACAGATTTTCTGCAGGCTCTGGAAACTGCATACATAAATGTGAAGGAAAGGAAAGCATTAGTCACATACTTTGATGTGAACACCGGAGGATATAAGACGGGAGAAATGTATGTGCCGAATTATACAGTAGAAACGAAGTCATGGAACGGCATGGAACTTGAGTATAAACCTCTGCGTGTTGCATTCATAGAGTATTAAGGAGGAGACATGGTAGATTACAAATATAAAGATATTTATAATGACACATCTGTTTCCAAAAAAATGCAGATTGAATGCAGTGATGGAAGTGTGCTGAATGAGGAGGACTGGAAAGGTGAAAGTGCAGAACTCACAGAGAGACTATGCTCAGAGAGTGAATTGAGTTTTGGTAGATGTGAGGCAAGTACTTTCAAATTGAGGGTCAGGGAACGGGTAGTACCTCTTGCTGGGAAAAAGATACTAGTATCTGCAACATTGGAAGGAGCCGAGGAGGCCCCTTTTATGATGGGAGTTTATAAAGTGGATTCTGATGTACCTACGGCAGATAGAAGATATCGGGATATCGTAGCTTACGATGCCATGTACGACATCCTGAATGCAGAGGTGTCCGGGTGGTATAACAGCCTGACATTTCCGATGACTCTTCAGCAGTTCAGGAATAGCTTTTGTGCCTATGTTGGCGTGGAGCAGGAAGAAATCACGCTGGTTAACGATGATATGGCAATAGAGAAGACCATGGATCCCGGAGAACTCCCTGGGAAAACAGTAATCGAATCCATCTGCGAGATTAATGGCTGCTTTGGACACATTAGTCGAAATGGTAAGCTGCGGTATGTGGTGCTGGAGCAGATGATTGAGGGATTGTATCCGGCGGAGAATCTGTATCCTGCAGATGATATTTACCCTGCTGATCCGATGGGAACATCTGAAGTATCCAAGAGCATGTATCTATCCTGTCAGTATGAGGACTTTATCTGCCAGCATATTGATAAGCTGCAGATCCGGCAGGAAGAGAACGACATCGGTGCTATCTCTGGTACTGGCAATAACTGTTACATCATAGAGGACAACTTTTTGGTGTATGGAAAGTCTGCAGCAGAACTGCAAACTATAGCTGATAATGTGCTGAGTGTAATCGGTGTCGTATGGTACCGTCCGGCACAGGTGGAAGCCCGCGGCAATCCCTGCCTGGAGGTGGGAGATGGCATTTTGTTACATACAACCCGTGAGGATGTGTACACCTACATCTTACAGCGAACACTGAAAGGCATCCAGGCACTCCGGGACAGTTATACAGCGGAGGGCGAGGAGTACAGGACCGGGCAGGTTAATGGACTGCAGAAGCAGATTATCCAGTTGAAGGGCAAAACAAATGTGCTTACTAGGACGGTGGATGAAACTCGTCTGGAAATGAAAGATATCAACCAGAACCTGTCCACGCAGATCAAAGCGGTGGCCGGTGAAGTTGACTTAAAAGTATCAAAAGACAACCTCATTGCGGAGATCAATCTGACCCCAGATAAGGCTCTGATCAAGGCAGAGAGGATTGATCTGGTCGGCGTGGTAAATGCGGATGAATTGGTCAGTAAGTATGCAACGATTGAAACGCTGAATGTGACTAAGCTGGAGTTAAATAATCTGATTGCCACCAAGGCAACCATTGACTCTCTGAATGCCGTCAGTGGCCGCGTGGGGAGCCTGGAAGCAGATCATGTGACAGTCTCTGATCTGAATGGTGTAAGCGCCCGTTTGGGAACGGTAGAAGCCAACTATATCAGTGCTGGAACCGTAAAGGCTAATTACATGGAAGTAGCTAACTGGACATCCTCCGGGGTAATCAAAGCAGAGAGAATCAGTGCAGCTACTATCGTTAACAAGCTGTCCAGTGTGGACCTGATCAGCGTAAGAGCTATCGGTGTGTCGGGCTATATGAATTATAAAGGTACGGCAGTTGCGTGGAGAACAAAAAACATTAGTGGGACTATTATTACTTATTTGGGACCGGAGGATTAAGAATGAGCAATTTAGAAATCAAGGAATTTAGTCAGGCAATTACAAACTTTGTGGATAGTTCCGGGTTGCCGGAGGAGGTCAAGCGTATGGCTCTGCAGGAGGTACTGACGCGGCAGGAGGCAAAAGCCAGGGAAGCATTGCTGGCGGAGATCGCGGATCGGGATGCTGCGGAGCAGGAGGTGAAGCAGGATGCAGAAAGCGTATGAACCTACAGTATGGAAAAATAAACCATCGGTGGATACTCCGCTGAATGAAACGAATCTGAATAAACTGAGTCAGGGTGTGAGCGAGATTGATAACCGCGTGATCACTTTGAATCTGACCAAGTTTGAGAAGACGGATGCGCAGTCCTGTATCCAAAAGATCGAGTATGACAAGGCAACAGGTAAGTTTACCATCACAGCGGTCTCCGGCGCACAGCAGGTCATTGACACGATGCTGGAAAAACTGGCGGTCAATTTTGACTATGATTCCACAGTGCAGCAGCTGATCATCACGCTGGATGACGGCAGTAAAAAATATGTGGATCTGTCAGCATTGATCACACAGTTTGAATTTGTGGACTCCGATATCGTTTATTGGATGGTAGGAGATGATGGCAAGGTAAAGGCAGACATCAAAAACGGCAGCATTACGGCGGACAAACTGCAGCCTAATTACCTGGCAGACATCACTGTGCAGGCAGAAAATGCAAGCGCTTCTGCGACCGCAGCAGCTAAGTCAGCGACGGCGGCAGCGGGATCTGAGACGGCAGCAGCCCAGTCTGAGGAAAATGCCAGGGTATCTGCAGAGCAGGCAGGGATATCAGCTGATAATGCCAGTGAAAGTGCCACAGCGGCAGCAGGATCCGAAACGGCAGCAGCAAAGTCTGCGGAATCTGCGCAGACCACAAGCAAACACGCAGAGGATTTGGTGGAAGATGTTACACAAAAACTGGAGACCGGTCAATTTAACGGTCCTCAAGGCATTCAGGGTCCGAAAGGTGATAAGGGAGATAAAGGAGACAAGGGGGATAAAGGGGATCCTGGGGAGAAGGGTGATCGTGGAGACAGTGGGGTGACAGTGCCAATAAACGGTATGTTTACCCTGTCTGGGGACGCAGAGGGGAACCTGTGGGCGTACTACGCAGATGACACGACACCCCCACAGTTCGAAGTAGACGAAGAAGGAAACATATATTATTTAACACCAGATGCATAGGAGGATAGATTATGTCAAAAGTGTTGATCGGAAATTTTAAAGGACCACAGGGAGAACAGGGGATTCCAGGTATTCAGGGAGAACAAGGGGAACGGGGGAATAGGGGATCCCGCTGGACCGAAGGGATCGCTATTACCGGGACAAGCACCACACCTACAGTATTTAACGGCACAGGAATATCGGATTCACTCGCAGAAGATATGTATCTTAACACAGATACCGGAAATGCATATCGTTGCACGACTGGCGGAGAGGCTACGGTAGCAAAGTGGGTGTACGCCTGTAATCTTAAAGGCATCAAGGGTGATACAGGAGCTAAGGGAGATCCCGGAACTGCCGGCCCGAAGGGAGAAAAGGGAGATACAGGAGAACAGGGACCTAAAGGAGAAACACCTACTGTGGCTGACAACATGACCGTGGCTTTTACTGGGGCAGCCACCAGGGAGAATATTTCCACTGGTGAAAAAGTTTCTACTGTATTTGGAAAAATAAAGAAATTTTTTGCTGATCTCACTGCCCCGGCATTTGCGCAGATGATTACATCTAAGGAGGATCTGTTGGCTGCAAAGGTGACCGGATATGTGCCGGATGCCAAGGCGGTAGCAGATACATATACTGAGTTAAATGGCAAGTTAGCAAACACATACGCTTTTTTATACGGCAATTATTTTGCAGCAAATGTGACAAATACGGTAGAACTTAAAGATAATTTTCAGAATTACAAACTTCTTTTATTTGTATGTAACAACGGAACAGCTCAGATGTATGCTCCTACTGTGTATCCAGCATCGTATATCAAAGAAATATATGATTCTACTAAAAATACTCAGCATTTTGGGACATATCCATCAATTACTACATTTATTGGTAGTACAATAAGTGGATCTTTTATCCCCGTTGCTGACAATAAATTCAAAATTACTACTGGCATGAGTGGTACATTTATGATTTTAGGATTAAAATAATATCTTTAAATTAACAATGCTTTAAAAGTAATTGTTTTTGCATTAGCCCATGATCCTTTTACAGCATCTTGGATTGCAAAAAATATATGATCTGTGGATACTTTAAAACAACCGACACGATACCCAAGTGTAGCATCATATCCCAACGGTATAATTGCTTTTGCAGTTGGATACATACTCTTAGATACACCTGCTACCCCAACACTGTCTCCAGATCCAGTTGTTACTGTGAGCTCAATTATTTCCATCTTACTTAACTTGCCATTTAGCGTAGTAGATCAGATGGCGGGCGCAGCCACAAGAGCGCCAGAAAGGAGCCCACATGGGTTACATAAAATTTAAAAAGAAAAAGACCGTTACAAAGGTCATTGTGTCAGAAGAGAGTCCTCATGTGATCCGGATCACCGGAGACAATCTCACAGTAAATACTGACGGCTTCCGCCTCTACCTGGATGAGGGATGCAAATACCCGCTGGACAACGGCGAGTATGAGGCATACACAACTTTATTCAGGGAGGGTAACGGCTGGTATGAACTGTCCGATGACGGATCCGTATATATTGAGCCGGTTGTACCGGTGCAACCGGAGCCCACAGAAGAGGAGCTTGCAGAGCAGGAACGGCAGCAGCAGATCAGTCAGTTGACAGCGCAGATTGATGACCTTAAGAGCCGGATCGCTGCCAGCGACTATAAAGTCATCAAAACATACGAGTATACTCTTCTCGGTGAGCAGACCGAGTATGACATGGAGACTGTCCATGCAGAGAGACAGGCTATCCGGGATCAGATCAACACCCTGGAGACCCAGCTTGCAGATCTGACCACAACAGCAGAGTAGGAGGCTGCCAATGAGAGCAAGAGACGGTCCTGTCAAACAATTACATAGAAACCATTGAGCCAAGAGCCGATTGCTTCCTTCCGGGAGGTGACCGGCTCATTATATTAAGGAGACGGACATGGCAACAGAGATCATTGTAGCACTGATCGGATGTGCAGGCAGCGCAGCAGGCGCTTTTTGCGGTATCCTGGTCAATACAAAACTGACTACATATCGGCTGGAACAGCTAGAGAGAAAGGTAGACAAGCATAACACGGTCATAGAGCGTACTTTTAAATTAGAGGAGGCGCAGGCAGTTATGCAGGAACAAATTAAAGTAGCAAACCACCGAATTGAAGATTTAGAAAGAGAGGAATAACATTATGGATTTATCGTTTTTACTGCAACTTATCAACCCGATTATCTTAGGCATTTGTCTGGTGGTGGGATACGGTCTCAAGACAGCCTTTGATAAATTCCCCAATAAATACATTCCGTTGGCATCCCTGTGCCTCGGAACCATCATTGCAATACTCATCCATTTATCCTCTGGGATCAATGCTGAGATTGTTCTGGGCGGTATGATTTCCGGACTGGCGGCTACGGGCATGTATGAGCTGCTGCGGAACTTGCTGAATTTTGACGGAAAGAAGGGAAAATGATTATGAAACAGGAATTATATAAGGGACCGGACATATCCAAACACAACGGCATCGTTAATATCAAAAAGGTGCGTGATGCCGGTTACAAGCGTATCGGCATCCGCGCCGGTTACGGTAAGAATAATGTAGACGAAAAATTCGTGAGCAATGCGCTGGCATGCTTTAATCTGGGAGTGGCAGCTGTCATTTACTGGTTTTCGTATGCCTTATCAGTGCTTATGGCAAAAAATGAGGCTGACTATTGCTGTGATCAGGTGGAAAAGTACTGGCAGAAATGTCCGGTCGCGTATGATCTCGAATATGATACAGTAAGATACGCAAGAACGAAGGGCGTAAACATTACAAAAGATCTGGCCACAGACATGGCGATTGCTTTCCTTGCCAGAGTAAAGGAAAGAGGGCACGTCCCGGTGATTTACACCAACAGGGATTACCTAAAAAACTACTTTGACATGGATAAGATTGTTGCAGTGCTGGGAAAAGTATATGTATGGTATGCGAGATACGGAACTAACTTGACGGATGCAGAACTGAACCTTGCAGACATTTGGCAGTATACATCATCCGGAGTTGTCCCTGGAATCAGTGGTAAGTGTGATATCAATATCTTTTATACCGACTTTGAAATGGTATCTTCTGTTCCTGCGCAGAGGGAAGAGACCTGTAATATCAACATTCAGAATTTTCAAAAGGCTGCTAACGCAGACGGATACCGGGATGCATACGGTCGTAAGCTTACAGAGAATGGCAAGGACGACAAGAACACACAGTATGTCCGTAAGCATATATGCTTGCAGGCAAAGCGCGTAGGGCTTAAATATAAGGTGGGATCTACCGGTGAGGTAGCCAGATGGTGGCAGACACGTTGTAACGAGATCCTTGGCAGTAATCAGGACACTGATGGCCGATACGGAAAGACTGCCAGAGCGGAGACAATCAAGCTGCAGAAAAAGCTTAATCTCACAGCCGATGGTAAGGCGGGATATAACAGCCTGCAGGCGGCATTCTATAATTGACGGATCAGCAGAAGGTATGGTACTCTGAATTTAACCCATAGAATCCTTGTCATGGGAGAAAGGACGAAGAACAAGAAGGGGTGTTCTTCGTCCTTTTTATATTAACTGGCAAGTTAGGTAAGTATAAATTATCTACGTGTGGATTCTTTTCCATTGATCTAGTTGTTGGATCAAATATAGTTTCAGTGGATAAGTTAGTGTCTGGTAGTTTGCCTCAAATACCATATACTCTATTCACCGTTATATCACAAGGAACGTCTTTAAATAGGTTAATAGATATATTTTTTGATGGTGGTAATAATGTAGTAGCATATACAAATGTAGCTCAAAGATATAGCATAATGTGGGTGTCTTTCGAATTAACTTAAGTACTAATATAAACAAAAGTATTACAAGCATTGTATAGATTTATATTTGTATATGGGAATAATTCTACTGTGCCATTTGAGCTAATAGCTATCCGATATATTTCTCCGTTTGGATTACTGCAATCATAAAATACTCCGCTTACCGGTTTAAACTCATCTGGTAAAACAAATAATG